AGATACCAGCCTGCCGTTCCATAACTGGAAGAGGTCGGAGGAATAGGGCCGTTGTAGTTGTCAGAAAGGATGCTCTGAAACACAGAGGCAGCTATGGGTCCTGTCCACGCTGTTGAATTAGCAGGCACTCCATCTACCGTCACTGCGTTAGCGTTGTATCTTCCCTGTAGATACCAAAGCACCTGACCGATAGAAATGCCGGGAACCGTAGACGACCATCCAGCAGGAACCGCAGAGCCAGATGTCGGTGTTGAGAAAGAAGGTGTGGATGCGGTTTGTGACTGAACAAGATAAGCGTTAATAAAGGCAATACCTATGAGGCCAGATCCACCTGTCGGTCCAGAACTTCCGGTCGGCCCCTGACTTCCTGTAGGGCCCTGATCTCCCGTTGGACCCTGACTGCCTGTAGGCCCCGTAGGTCCCGCCATTCCTGTAGGCGACCACACAAATGCTGCGCTCGTAGCCGACAGTGCGCTCTTAGCTGACTCATTGGAAACAGAAAAGGCGAAGTACCACGTTCCACCGGCTATTTGCAGATTCTGGAACTTAACCGTACTTGAGTTTGCAAACGTCGATCCGTTACTCAAGATTTGAGAACTGATGACTTTCCAGTCTGTTGCAGCAGGAGTTGAAGAACTTGTATAGAACAATGTGACGGTAGTGACTCGGCCTACAGTTGGCATCGTGCAAGTAGCCGAGAATGTCGGAGGCGCAGCAGAAGGTGCAAGATCGCCTAAGACCGGAGCATTCAGACTCGAGAAGTAAGTCGGAGACGGCAGGCTGGAGTTAGGCGCAGGAGCGAATGCTGTAATGCTTGAGTCGTTATAAACGTCAGCGTTGTACTCGGATAGTTCTAATGTGGCTCCTAAGTTCCCGTCATCTACCGTAGCCTCGGATACCTTCATGACTCGGAAGAGCTTGTTTGTCCATCCGTAGTCTGCATTTGTAATGTCAACCACATCACCGGCATCGACTTGTATGCCCGGATATGTCGAGGTGATGGTGACGATGAGATCTTCTCGTGCCTGCTCTAGCCTTCTATTACCGAGATACTGGGCTTGAACAGAATTATTCGTAAACTCTAGTGTGGTTGTTTGACGATTGTCTGGTTCGTTGGGGTATCTCAAACCAGCAGGAGTCTCAAGAAACACCATATTAGGCTGATCTCGATTCTCTGCATTCGGAAACTCAATCTGGATCTGATTGATCTGCTGGTTAATATCAATCGCAGAGACCCGTATCTCACCGATCAAGTTTGAATCGTTGAACGAGAATGTAGAACTATCGGCCTTGTTGATAACAACCGACCAAAGTCCAGAAGCAGCGTTATAAGCCATCCAACTATCAGAGCACTCCAGCATCTTCTCAACGTTATCTAATACTGGCCTTCCCGTGTCTATGACTCCGTTAATCCTGTATCGGGCTTGTGTGGCAGATCCGCCGCCAGAAGGCGTATAGGTAATGGTCTGATCCGAGTAAGTGTTAAGAGCTGTCGCACTCGTAGAGTCCACGAGACCAGTCATGCCTGCGCCGTAACGCTCGTCGGTCATGTAGTCGTACCAAACGTCTCCGGGCTTCGCTACCGTTCCACCTTTTGGATAGTGCTTGCAGTAAAACGTTATGGGCTGTAGACCCGTCGTGCCTGCGTCAGCGTTGTAATTTAGTTTGACGATTGCAAACGCTAATCCGTTCATCTGACGGCCAGACGAAGGCCAGCGTAAAGCGACTGGAATATCTGAGCCGCCCATAAACACATTGGGAGCCGTTCCGTTTACGGCGGTGATCGTGCCTGCATTTGTTGATGTGTAAAGACTAATGTACAGATTGCCCGAGATCTTTGTGTCAACGTTTCCATCGCCATCTGTCAGAGACACTACTTTAGTCTGATCTGTGCCATCAAAAGTAACTAAGCGATCTCCGTAGTAAAACTTTGTTCGATCATAAGAAAACGTAGCAGAGGCATCTGACGATATAGAACTTATGGCTATGACGTAATACATCGTCTTTTGATCGGTGGATAACACCGCATCGACAAAGGTTCCGCCTAACCACGCATCGCCATAAACAACTGGAACAGAATTCGTCGAGGAAGGTGGCACCTGTTGCCTTGCTCCCATATCTTGAACATTGGGAGGCTTAGATCCAAACGCCCTTGTGACGACATAGCTAACCGCAAAGTTGATCGCAAAGGTCGCAGCCGCTAAAGCAATACCTGTAAGTTGAACACCAACGGCAGCTAGGATGATGGATGCTGGCATGATCTACTCTCGAAAGAAGGTCGCTTGCAAGGGCTTGAATTTATATTTCGTGTAGTCTATTTCCGGGCTAGATGACATCAGACTTGTACACACAATGTCCACACGTTTTTGATCCAGCATGTATTGAGCGAGTTGATTAAACCTTAGCCACAATCTCCCGCCGATACTTGTATTTCTGTACTCTGGCATGACCCACCACGCCACCTCGTGAAGCTCTCTTATGTGGCGATTCCAAAAGTTCCTGCCAACATAAGCCGCTAGAAACCCTCGAAGATTGTCATCAACAAGAACAAATCCTCGACCGTTAATCATCTGGTCGAATAGATTTTTAACCTGATCTATGTTTTGCTTTTCTTGTAACGCTTTAATTCCGGCTTCTTTTGAATACGCCTTCATCATCTCAATGAAGTGAGGCAAATCGTATTTTGTCGCGTATCGCATTACATGCCGCTCATATCAAATTCTCGTTGAATGGGATTCTCCAGACCTTCAGAGCCTGACGACTGAGAACCTGTTTGCGGTGGAGCTCCAAAGTCAAAGTATTGCCCAGAGATCGCAGCCACTCGATTCATGCTTGCATCCGAAGCGTAGAGCTGCTTCCAGTTGTTTTCGTTTGTCCTAATGCCAGCAATACGGCTTTCTAAAATGGATCTGAAAGAAGAACAAGATATAGAACAAGTCGCCGTCCTGCTTCTTGCGTTCTCGTCCCAGTCCTCAGTGATTGAGATGTTAGAAACGATGCCCTGATAACGCTTGAAGAACTGTGTGCTAGGGCTTGTGATGATCTGGTAGTTAGAGTCGAAGAACCCGCGCCAGATCTCAACAGTCGAGCCCTTGATGTTTGAGCCTAAGACCAACGATATATTTGTAGGGTCAATACCGATAAGGCCGATCACCATATCAACAGATGTAGCCTTGATCTCTCGATTGACTGCACCGACAGACAAGAGACTTCCGAGGCTGGTAAAAGTATTGCCCCCGATAGTGATGGGAGCTGCTGCATTGCAAAATGTATAAGTAGTTGTTGAGGTCGTAAGCTTTACAAATTCACCGTGTGTAATGCTTGCGCTATTTAGCGCCGTCATTGGTGTACTCATTGGACATTCTCCCTAAAGACAAAGTCAGAGTCCCAATCAACAAAAGCACCATTAGTCATCGGTCTTAATGTGTAAGTCGGGCAGACTTCAGCAACGACAGAAAACGTGCAGGAAGCCCCTACAGCCGTTAATGTGCCTGTCGAGGGAGTTCCTATCACCGGACGATGTAATGTCACGCTAACGGTCGATCCTGAGCCTCTCAGCACCTCTGTGGTGACCTTGTAGGGATAGTTTCCTATCTGGAGGAAGTCGCCAGCAGCAAAGACGACTGTAGACGCTGAGACAGCGGGAAGATTGCCGACAGAGATCGTTGTCGCGTTAGGCGCAGGAACGCTTGCAAGGGTAAGGGCAGCAGCCTGTCCAGATGTGAGACCACCTTTGTACTCTGTGAACCACTGAAGGTTTGTGGTGTTGAATGTGATGGTCGCTGCGGTCTGTCTATCTAGGTTGTCAATCGTTTGAATAACATCTCTGACCTGCGGATAGTAAAGATAAGCATGAGGGCGAACCGTGAACACCCACGGAACCGAAGTCACATACTGCGCTGTCCTGACTTGCCCGGAGCGTGAGTATTGCTGACCAACCATTCTTCGGTTGTTGACCGTGATGGACTGGGAGATGTTTAAGATGGTCTGGAAGCTCATGCTCGGCCTCTAGGTGATAGCGATTTTTGAGCGTAGGCGTTTGCCGCCCATACCGCTCGATTACTGCCCATAATCCGATCCTCAAAAGACTTTACGTCGATAGCTTGTATGTTGTAGTTGTTTACAGTTGTTGCTCCGCTTGTTGCGTAATTCGGGACAACTTGCCCAGACATGCTAGGAACAAACAACTCAGGCCCTCTTTCGCCGACGATATAAGGGCTCCCCGAGTTGACAGGGCCACCTCCGGCTCGCTTGCCAAAGATCCCACCGATAACGGGGATCGTCGACATAAAGTTCTCAAACAATGATGGAGCGCCCGTCATGTTGGGCTTGAAGATGGCATCCAAAAACTTATCAAGCGATCTTGAGGCAAGTTTCTGTAAGAGTGAACTTAATGCCGATTTGAAAGCCTGTGAGGCTGACTTGCCCTGCATGAAGGCTTCTACAATCGTAGCGCCGAGAGACTTGTAACCGTCCCGAAGATCCTCAAGAAGTTCTAATTGCTCGTCCTTTTCTTTCTTCGTGAGATCCATCGCTTCTAGTTCTTTGTTAGCCGCAACCTCAGCCTGCCACATTGCGTCAAGCATGACTTGCTGCCGTTCTTTTTCTATCTCTATTTGTTTCTCATAGTCCTTGATGATCTGATCCTGCCGCATCTTTCTCAGATCTTCCATCGCGGCTAATTCTTGCGACGCTTCTTTTGAATACTGTTGTATTTGTTCTTGTAGCTCGGCTTCTTCTCTGCGAAGGCGGATGATTTCCTCCATCCTTTCTAGACCAGAAGCACCCCCTTGTTTCGCAGCCTCAAACCTTAGCGCGGCTTCCTCGCCTTCTCGCAGTTTGAGAATCTGAGCGTCAAGACTTTCTAAGTAAGCCTTTAACGCCTTAGCTCGTGACTCTGCTTCGGTATCTTTTACTGCCTTAACTCGTGTGCCTGACTGAATGCCGCCTTTAGCAACATTCACTACAGGAGCAGCGGGCGCTTCTTCTTCGCCAAACCCTAAGAACTTTTTAACGCCTGTCCACGCATCACGAGCCTTGCCGACAAGACTAAGAAAACCTATCTTTGCCTTTTCGGTCATCTGGTCGATTGCGTCGCCAATCTCACCGATAGCCTCAACACCCTTCTTAGCCTCACCTGTGAACTTGTCGGTGTTCTTAGAGAGTTGGTCGATCTTAGAAATATCGACGTTGGCAAATTGCTTGCCGAAAAGCTGAACCTGAAGCCTTGCTCGTTCTGCGCCCGGTCCCATCTGGGAAAGCACAGAGGTTAAGTCTCTAAAGATGTCAATCTCAGGGCGAAGCATTCCTCCTGCATCAGCGATGTTTACGCCGAGCTCCTTGAATAACTCCGCTTGCTCTTTTTGACCGTCAGCAGCACCGCCTAACGTCGTAGAGAATCTGTCCCACATCTGAGCAGCGTTTTCTGCGCCCTTACCTGCCTGCACCATCGCGCTCTGCAAAGCAAGAACTTCCTCAATCGCTAGACCAGATCCCTCGGCAAAATCATTGACCGCATCGGCTGCTTTGAAAAAGGAAGTGGCAAAGGCTGTGGCAGCGCCAGCCGCTAACAACATTGGGCTTCGTAGTGCGCCCATAGCCGTACCCAGAACGTCTACGGATACTTTTAGCTCACGAGTTTTTTGTCTCGCCCTGTCGACTTCTTGAACGAACTTAGCGCTCTCTAGACCGAGAGCTACTTGTAGGGCTGCTATGAGTTTACCCGCCACGATTTCCCCCTAATATCTCAAGAAACTCCGCTTTGAATCCGGGTAGCGAAGTGAACGCCAGAAAATCACGCTCTTGTTTTGTCATGTAGTTTGGAGGGATAAAATACTCCTCCAGATGCGGGAAGAAATCACGACTCTTGATCGGGTTCTTAGATAACGCGTTATAAACAATCGTCATCAGATGCGAGATCAATATCAAGTTATGTCTCGCGCCAATCATGCCGTCGCGGTACATCAATTCTAACTCTCGGACGGTCGCTACATCAAGGCTATCGAATGCTTCAGGACTTTGGCCGTTAAAGATTGCCGCCGCCCTGACTTGTCGATATAGCGACCTCTTTAGTTTTTTTCCGTTGTCTCGTAATCAGGGTTAACCGCTTTCTGAATCAGATTCACTAAATGTTTGATCTGTGCTTCTGAAAACGTATCCGATATGTCCTCGTAAGACAGCGCAAACATTTCGTCGCCTTCTTCAAACCCGACGAGATTAACTAAGGCAATCTCTCGCATGAGTTCTTGAGCTTTGAATTTCGCCGCCTCTCTTAGGCTTCGACCCTCGACAATAACGTCATCGTCCAAAAACTCAGCATCAACAGACTGATTGATCTTGTAGAGCTTTTGGAAAGTGGCGTATAGCTTCTCGTACTCTTCTGAGATAAGAGCGTCTGGAGGATTTTTAATTTTCTCCTCTAGCCTCAACATTTCTTTTCGAGTCGGAAGATAGACTTTGAGAAGATGTCCTGCAAACTCAATGTCTGTGTGGGTCTGTCGTTGGAATGACTTTCCGAATTTATCTTGTATTTTCATTTCCTAACCTTTGCTCGTTGTTTTGCCGCCCAGAGATCCATATGAGCACTCATAAGAGCGCCCAGACGATCTAAAGCAGATGATGCCATTGATTGAAAAGAGTTTCGTATAAACGGTCTTGCAGGTTGTTCAGCAGTGCCAAATTCTATCGCTTCGGCTGCGGGCCTGTATTCGCCCTTCTCATCTCGATAGCCGACACCAACATCGACAAATCCGTAAGCGATTGTGTCTCTATTGAGATATTTTTTGGCTTTGTCTTTACGAGTTGCGACTTTTGCGCCGTTGCGGATCTTAAGCTGTAGCTTTCCTGTGTCAACTGGAGCTCTACTCTTAACCGCCGCCTTCACTGGCTCCATTGAAGATTTGAGCGCAGGAAGCAAAGAGCGTCGAGCTTTGGTCGTGCCAAATTCCTCGGCTAGCAGTAGTAGGGAGTTCTCAAATTCTTTGAATCCCTTGACTTCAATTTTGCCCACTAGTGACGATCCGCTTGAAGATGTGATCGTTGAGCTTTAGGACGTAGTCAACAACTTCATCAGGTGTCATGCAGTCAGCATGATTGGCTGCGATCTGATGACATAGAGCGATGTTGATGAGACGCTGTTGCGGATACCCAAACCAGTTCTTAGCACCAGTCTGGGCCTGCGTGATGAGATAGCTCAGTAAATCGTCACTCGCTCGCTGCATATTGCCTCATCACATTGAGACAGACAGCTTCAGCGGCTTCGGCTTCCTGTAAGGCGGCATCCACCTCTTGAAGGGTAAAGGGATGCCCCTTTGCCATTGCATGAAGGTCACCCCTAAATTCCACCATCAGCGCTACTAATTCATCAAGTGTTGTTTGACCAGCCATATTGATTGCCCCTCGGATGAATGGTGAACGTGACTTGAGCTTCAGCGCCGGGAGCTGGATCAATCGTCCACTGCGATACGCGACCATTAAAAGCGTAATTCACAATGTTAGTGCCATCCGTCGCTGAGATCACGAACGTACGGTCAATTGTGCCGTTGTAAGCATCCGCACGAAGCAAAAGAAGGTTTGTGTCGGCAGGGTTCCACGCCGCTACAACCGTCATACTGGTGGGTGCAGACTGAACCGGAATCTTGTCAGATTGACGCGAGCCAGCAACTGCAAAGTTGGCAACCGCATCGTCTTGACCAAATGCTGGAATTGCCTCAACCGGAACAAGATTGCCAGAGACAGCAATCGCGGAAGTCGAAGCGTAAACGCTAAGATTGGCCGTTGTTAAAACGGTTGGAGTAGCCCCCGGCTGGCAATACAAGGAGGCTGAAAAGCCGGGTAAAACTTTATTAGGAAGAGCCATTTTTCACCTCTACGCAGGAATGTCTAAAGTGCAATCAAGAACGATTTGATTTAATTTGCTGTCGTTGTCGTATGTGTGAAAGAGCCAATCTACATCGACCTTTGACACAAAAAAGAGACCACCAAAAGTGCCCTGAAAACCGTGTAGCGCATCGACAATCTGCTGCGCCTTACTGAAACAATTCGCCATAAGTTGCGCGAACACTGTAGCCTGAAACACTGGTCGATCTATACCCTTCACCGACTGTGGCCCCGTATACACCGGCTGATGAACATCTCTGAGCTGCCACGTTACAAAGGTCGGTTCGCTTGCAAAGTTACGGTTGAAAACTGCATAAACCGGAGTCGGCGTACAAACCGTAACTAGTTGGGCTTGTATCGCTTGAGCATAAACAACCGCGCTATTTTGCCCCATATCAGACTGCCACGCTAGGTTCGTTTCGATAACACATCAGCGAAACCCACTGTCTATCGTCGTGCTCAAAAACCTCTGCAATTCGCCAGCTGTTTCCTCGGAATGTAATCGAGTAATCCTCTTGATTATCCGAGATCGTCCGCATGTTGGGCGTGTAGTTCACAATAAAGTCCATCATGTTGTCGTACTGCCTGAACTTCTCTAACGTGCGAATCCGATTGTGAACCGACTTAGTCTTTGCTCGCGTCTTAAACCAAAGCGTCTCGACTGTCGTTTGTTCACCCAAATTCGTGACGGTGAACGACAGATTATTGATGCTTATCTCGTCGACGCGTAAGACCATTACATCACCAACGGCTTGTAGGGTCTAAGAAGCTGATCCACTGCCCACGGAATCTGCTTTAGATTCTCGGCGGACATTGCAGAGCGATGATTGTAGAAGTGCGTCAACAACATGAGACCCGCTTGCTTGACAACGGGATACTGACCAATGACCGAGCCCTGTAAGGTGTACTGGCAAAGCATCGGAGCAGTCATGTAAGTGTTGATGTTGTTGGGAACCTCAAACAGAACAACTTTGTTCCCGGTGGGATCGTAGTAGTAGTTTGAGCTTGTAATCGTCGTAAGTGTCGGCGGATTAAGGTCGGTGTAATACTTCACCCAGTTTATCGTTACGCCATTCTGCGAAACCTCAGGAAGATCAAGACTTACGGGTGCAGCCATAAGCCCTGAGATCATGTAAGAGGCCTGATACGTCACATTGAAGATCGGGGTGCCTAAGTAGTCCTCAATCGCCATCCGTGTAGCGAGTTCTAACTGAGCAAGATAATCGTCCTGCGATTCATCCTGAAACAAATTCAACTGGTTGGTGATTTCCTCAAACGTCAGCCATTGAGTCACCGGATCACGGGTGCTCTGAATGACCTTCGAGTAGTTGAACGGGTTTCTAGAACCCGCTCCGAAGTTACCTTGCAGTTGTGATGGCATCTTTAAGTTCCGATCAAACGAACGCCAGCAGTTACATCACGAACGGTCGAGACCATCCGCTTCTCAGCATAGATCGTAATCGTTCCCGGCTGGGTCTGCTCCATTCTCTGAAGCGTCATCTCCGAGTGATCGACGATCCACATAAACCGAGGCCAGTTTGCAAGATAGATTGGAGAAGCGCCAGCAGCGGGAGCGTCTAAGTAAGGATTCGCAATCACAGGCCAGCCCATGATGTTTACCGCAGGGCCTTCGTCCTTTTCGCCGACTTCAACAAGTGCGTAAGAATTACCAGAGTGTGCATACTCTCGGAGAATCTGAATCGCTGTCGGGTGCATCATCCACGCAGTTCCCGGCATTCTCCAAAACTGACCGGGAAGGGCGTTAGCAACGTCTACAAGCGTTTCCCACTCAAGATTTGTATGCGTAAAGCCGACCGTGTTAAGTGTGTGAATGCCTGCTGTAATGGCCGTTCCTGACGTTCCGTAAGCAGCGGATGATCCAGCAGTACCAGCGTACATTTTCAAGCCTCTAAGGCCGTTTGTAGCGCCTGTAGAGGTCGTTGTAGAGCCTGCTTGATCGTTATTGATTGCCATCGACGCGGCTTCGATCTGGCTGAATTCCATTGCAAGATCTTCAACAAGCGCAGCGTCTAATCCGTTAATGTCATCCATCGCCGCAGCCCTGATTGGCATCTGAGCGGAGATAACACGCATCGGAAGCTGCCAGATGGATGTGGCGATATTGGGTGAGCCTAAGTTGGCGTTAACCGTGTAGCCCCACGGGTTGGTGGAGTTAGCAGCGTTACCTGTTTTGACAACAAACTGAATATCCGAGTCTGCCGTCATTGTCTGATTTGCATAAACCCGAAAAGGGTTCCAGTAACGAAGGGATGCAAACACATCCTCGTTATAAACGCGACCACCAACCCCGCTGCCTGAGCCGGTTAGGGCTGAGGCTTCCGCGAGGTTGACAGTGCTTTTGCCCTCGTGGAGAGCCTTTTTCAAGCCTTCCAAAATAACCTGTTTCATAATCTCTCCAAAAGGGAGAGGGCTTTCGCCCTCTTTTATCAAGCAGCCGTACCAGTCGAGCGATAACGCACACC